ATAGTTCTTTCAAAGCGCCTTTTTCAAAGGGTGCTTTTTATTTTTGTAGTGTTCGACAGAATCGCTGAACATCTTCCAAGTTATATAGATACTTCCCACCTTTGCCGGACTGTTGAAATTGGAATTTCCCTTGATCGCGCCATTCTTCTAGCTTTGTTCTGCCCCAGCCGGTAGATGCTTGCAACTCTTTGATGGACACCCATGTAATCTGTCTACTTGTTCTGCGTTTGGCTTCTTCCATTGCTTTTATATTTAGAGACACAAGTTCTTCAAAGAGTTGATTGATATAGTTCTCGTTATGTGTTTGAGTTATTTGATTCAGAATAGGATACTGCATCATTTTCATCACTTCCTTCTATTCCTGTTCAATTAATGGCAAAATGTCATGTTTTTTCAATAGTTCATACAAGAACAGACGGCCTTTTTGAGTCCAAACTGTCTGCATTCGGACCCTACCAGAGATTTCAATCGTCTTGCTATCCGTGTATCCTTTTGCCATGTATTTTCTGTAAAGAATCCATTGATTATTAACTTTGTGTTGGATGCCTAAAGAATACAAGAGTTGATTGAATTTAATAGCGCTCATTCCATAGTCAGCAGCTATTTGAGTGATAACCACAGCGGATTTGCTTTCAATAATTAAATCCAAGTAGCGTGCTTGTTCCTGTGCTTGTTCTAGCTCGATTTCCAGACGGCTACTTTTTTCACGTTCCTGCTTCAGATCTGTTGCTAATTTGATAATCGTATCAGGATTTAGCAAAGCTTGTTCAATCATCCTATCCGTCAAGTAACCACCGTGTTTCCGTATTGCTGGAAGAACTTCACTTGTAATCCATTTTTTGAACTCTTTCGCTTGTGGTAATTTGCTTGCTAATATTAGAGAATACAAACCTGATTCATTAATGATTATCATATTTCGATTTTGACCTGATGCACTAAATTGGTGCATTAGCTTATCATCATCATCGACATGGCTTCTTATTGCATTGTCTGCTCTTGAATATCCCAAAATATCCGCAACATCTTTCCCAACAAAGAAAGCTTCACTGTCTAAAATTATTGTTCGGACCTGTTTCCCGTTAAAATTAAAAATCTCATTCATTTTATTCCTCCATTAAGTCACTGATTGAGACACCAAGATATTTAGCGACCTTATTCAATGTTTGGGAAAGCGGGATGCTCGAATTCCATTTTCTGATGCTTCCATTGCTAAGATCCAGATCTCTTTCTATTCGATAAATAGAAATATTGTTTTCTTTTGCTATTTTTTTAATTTTGTCATATAGCATCTTTTTCTCCTTTCTTTGGAAAATTTTATAAGAAAATTATCTTTTTTATTGACAAATAATAGAAAATATTCTACTATTAGGGTATAGAAAAGAACACTACTAAATAGGTTTTGATATCTACTGTCTTGGCGGACCACGTTGATATGTGTAAAACTTATTTATAGCTTTTAAATTAACTTACAAGAATAGTATAATAGAAAATTTTCCTCTTGTCAACAGATAAAATAGAAAATTTTACATTTTTTGTAAGTTTTTTTAAAAAAAGGAGGAAAAAATGAGTCTACTTGATAGAATCAAGTTGTTAGCAGCTACTCATCAGATGACTATGGCTGAACTAGAAAGAAAGCTAGATTTCAGCAATGGTAGTTTAAGGAAATGGGGAAGCTCTATGCCTAGCGGTGACAAAATAGAAAAGGTTGCTGATTATTTCAATGTCTCTACAGACTACTTATTGGGAAGAACTAATAACCCGAATATCGCAAACAATGGTGATGCTTCTGCACCATTGGATCTGCGTGATATTGCGGCTCAATCCATGCTGTTTGATGGAAAACCACTTACAGAAGAAGATATTGATTTCATCACTGCTGTTCTTGAGGCTCATTTAAAAAATAAATAGAGGTACATTATATGACAGTACAAGAGCTTTGTGCCAAAGAAGGCGTAAATCTCTGCTACTTTGATGGAAGTAATTGGCACAGTCCTGGATTTTTCAATCCTGCTCTAAATATTCTAGCCCTAGACATTAATTTGTCAGTAGAAGATCAAAAACAAGTAGCTCTTCATGAATTAGGGCATAAAGAACATACTCCTATTCAGTATGAGTTGAATAGGGAGCTTTGCGAATTACAAGCTGATAGAAGCATGATTCATCATTTGCTTGAAGAAGAATTGAAGCTAATGGATGATATTAGGGATTTTAATTATCTTCATTTTATGGAAAAATACAGTCTGAAAACCATCGCTAATGAAACGATGGTTAAAGACGAGTTTAATTCACTAATTAGTTAAATAGGAGGATCTAATGAAAAAAAGTAAGCCTTTTTATAAACAAGTTTGGTTTATAATATTTATTATTTTGGTTGTTATTGGCGGTATAAGCTCTCTAACTAAACCAAAATCAAAAACCACAAATAGTGCAGAAAAATCTGCTACTATTAAAAACAACAATTTCAAAATGACGGATAAGCTTGGGGAAGAGTTTGCTGTTTATCTGCGAGAAAATGCGGAAGTCTTGGACAATGGTGATAAAATCGAATTTGTTACAGGCGGAAATGCTACTGCTGTTTCTGTCCGTGTTGGAGAATCGTGGAGTGCTGAAAGTGCAAGTCGTAAAATCTATCTTGCTAATTCATTTCTTAAGCAAAAAAATGAGCTGTTTAAAAAATGGGCGGCAGAAAATAACTATGAAGTTAACCTAAATAAAGATAACCCAGAATTAATAGTTAAAGTTTCTGATGCAGATAAAACAACAATTGCCCAAGAGTATAATGGCAAGATGAAGATACTTAATAATTAAGCAAGCAAAAAATCCCCACACTCGCCTTCGTCAAAAATTGAGTGTGAGGATTACAGTATAAGAAAAGCCATTCAAAAGGTCTTTTTCTTATGCCCATTTTATCAAGAAATGAGGTAAAACGCAATGGAAATTAAATCTTACAAAAAGAAAAATGGTGATACTGCCTACGGATTTAGGATCTATGTGGGCAAGGAAAATGGAAAAGACAAGTATGTCAAGCGTCAAGGATTTCCAAGCAAAGCAAAGGCACGGGCAGCACTCTTACAACTTCAGGACGATTTGGAAAATGGGGATCAATCAAAAAAAGACATCACGGTTGAAGAGGTTGCAAAGAAATGGCTCAGAGAGTATGCTGACACTGTTCAAGATAGCACATACATCAAGACTGAAAGAAATATCAAAAATCACATTTATCCTGTTTTTGGTAGTCAAAAAATAGCTTCCATCACTCCTCTTCAATTACAGGAACAGGTCAATGAATGGTCCAGAAAATTAGTTTATGGGCGCAAGCTGAAAGGTCTGATGAATAATATTTTTAAGTATGCCATCCGTTATGGTTATGTTTCAACCAATCCTGTTGATAGCGTGACCACTCTTGTCAAGAAAGAGAGTGATTCTTCTAGTGATTTCTATGATAAAGATGAATTAAAATCATTCATGAAATTAGTGGATGATACGGATGATCTGAGAAAGAAAGTCATGTTCCGTCTTCTTGCGTTCACAGGGGCCAGAAAAGGGGAGATTTTGGCTCTCAAATGGACTGACTGGATAGATAATACTCTGAACATAAACAAGGCCATTACAAGAGGTTTTGAGGGCGAATCTGTGGGGGCTACTAAAAACAAGAGTAGTGTCCGACTGATTAGTCTTGATCAAAGAACAATTGATCTGCTCTCAGAATACAGAAAAATGAATCCTACTACCACTTTCATTTTTGAAAGCCCTGAAGGAAAGCCTATACCAAGTTCACTGCCACGCAAATGGCTCTTGCAGATTGTCAAAGGGACTGAGGTCAGGCCTATCAAGATCCACGGTTTTAGACATACACATGCCAGCTTGTGCTTTGAAGCAGGAATGACATTGAAGCAGGTCCAACATCGTCTTGGTCACTCTGATTTGAAGACAACCATGAATGTATACACACATATCACCAAGCAGGCAAAAGATGACATTGGTGAGAAATTTGCTAATTATATAGATTTTTAACTCATCAGATATCAGGACAGACTCTTTTCAGAAAAAAGGGTCTGTTTTTGGGTCTGTTAGTTTCAAAAAGTTATGGGAAAGAATAGAAAGTATAAAAATAAAAAACGTTGAAATGTCAACGTTTTAAGAAGTTTTAATAAGTTTCAAAAAGTATATATGGAGCCGGTGGGAGTCGAACCCACGTCCAAACACCT